CAAGGTGCGTACTGCTCGATGGCAGGTCAGTGCGCGACAGAATGCAATAGATGTTCTGGATTTCAGGGTCAAACCCAAGCGAACAGTTCAACTTATCAAACTTCTGCGACTGGAAGAATGAATCAAGACGACCGCCAGTAATTCGACCAGACTGAGTCACTTGGAATTCGTTTGGGCGAACGCGGTACAAACCATCCTGCGCCATGATGTAAACCGTCTGGGCATCCGACACACACCACGCCTTGGCGGACACAATGCCCACCGAACGTGACAACTCAATCATGCGAGCCTGCGTGTCAAACACAGGGTCAGCGGATAGATAGGTCATCGTGTGCCTACCAGCGAAGAGCAGCCCACTCTCTGCCATCGGGATCAGCGCAACAATTGGCTCACCGGGAATGGAGAACTTGGTTGACAAATTGCCAGCGACAGCATCGTCAGGGGTTGAGCCGGGAACCCAATCGTCAACGTCATTGATCTTGCTAAGGAACCAGTTGTTTGGTGATGGCGTGAAACCACTTAGTGCCAAGCGACCGCCAAAGCGAACTAGCAAACTTGCGCGTTCGCCTGCTTCTGCTCCAGCCTTACCAATGCTGCTTGCGTTCGATGACGGCTTAATGGTCATTTCTGGACCACTAATAATGAATGTCAATCCATTGGTAGTACCAGAAGTGGTTGTAAGGTTTGCTCCAAAAGTTGCACCGTCATATGTTGCTGATAAGTGAACTTCAGTATTAGCAGTTCCAACTAATTGTTTGACATAAACGGTCTGTTGAAATGAGTAACCGCTTATTGTTCCCTGACCACCACCAGCAGCAAACGAACCAGTAATTACAATTGGATCACCAATACGCAACGGTGTTGCAGTAAATATAATGTGTCCAGCGTTATTGAGAGTTACGTTTGATAAGACCGTTCCCCAGAACTCAACACGCATATCGTTAGTAGCGAGCGTGATGTTCATCCGGCGGTATTTTTCACCATCAGCAAAGTAAGCGTAGTTACCAAAGATCGCAACAGAAATGTCTTTAGTGTCATCTAACTTTGATGTTGATGACGCATACGCAATAATGGTTGGCACAGTGTCGCCCGGATCAATGATGTACACCTCACCACCCGCTACAACAACGCAGCGTTGTGTGAGTTCAGTTGTCCCGCCAACAGCCACAACATATGCATCAGCGCGGACAATTGCTTGCACCTTGCGCGTTACTACTGATGGGCTAGTGTCGTTAAACTCAAACGCGCCAAGCAATGCCCTGCGCTGACCAAGCCGCTGCTTCCCCTTGTACGGGTCATACGGGAGCACGTTTATTGAATCGAGCGTGAAGCCCGGAGGCAATGACGAGTATGCACTGTCAACGTGCAAGCCGCGTGAAGGAAGAGTGATTGGTAGGTATGGCATTAGGCAGTTCTAATTGCAAATCCAATAACCCCCCACTGATTAGCCAGTGGAACGTAATTTTTTGGAGCGGTCAATACTTCAATCGTTGCTGATCCTGTACTTCCTAAGTTTTGCCATTGTTTCCACACGATTACAAACCATGTTTCTCCACTTGCACCGAATGTAATAGGATCATTTGAACTTACACTTGCAATTGCAGAAGCCGCTTTGACCTGACCAACCCCTGCGCCTACTTGAAATGCCGGAAGTGGAGTAACGGACGAATATGCATTTGTCCCAAGTCCAAGTGCAGTTCGTGCCGTACCACTAGAGCCACTTGTCAATGCAGCCACATTAGCAGTTCCGGCAGTACTGTTTCCAAGAACAGTCAATGTTGCAAGTTGCGCAAGTTTGGCAACGGTTACCCCATTGTCTGCTAGGGCAGCACCAGCAACTGATCCTGCTGGAAGAGTAACTGTGCCAGCAGAAACAGTCAGCGCATTTGATGCTGTTACAAGCCCACTGACTGTGAGTGGAGTAGTAACAGTAGTAAGTGCAGTTCCAACTGCTACGCGCTGAACTCCATTCGTAGTCACACTGAGATTGTCTGCACCAGTTGAGTAAACACCAGTATTAGTGTCACTAGCAAATGTGAGTGATGGAGTGCCAACTGCTCCAACAGGAATAGTCAATACGCCACTTGTTGTTCCTACAGTAAGATTCCCACTGAGGGTTAAGTTGGTAATTGATAGGCTTTCACTAGCACTCAAGTTGTCAATGCGCTTCCATGCGGTCCACGTAGAATTATTTTTGGAACGAATGAATCGCTTACAAGTTGTCAACGATGTTGTCAACTCTTGGATAACAATAGTCGTGGACGGAACAGTAACGAAAAGAAGACAATTACCATCAGTTGTAGTGTCAGTAAAGTCTGTTGTTGGTACGTTTGTGTAGGTAACTCCGCTTAACAACTGATACCGACCTTGCGCAATTGATAAGTCAAGATTGCCACCTGCATCAGGCAGCAACTCTGGGTAAGTCGAGTTGACGTATGGAAGCGTGTTCCACCCAGTACCAGCCGTGTCGCCAATCTTGAACGCCGTCTTGCCAACGTCAGTCACAAAGCCAAGTTCGCCGGGTTCAAGAACAGGATTACTAGCAGCAGCCCAAGCCGCCAAAGTTCCGCGCCGAATTTGCATCTTGATCGCCACTAGTAATCCTCCTCTTGTATTAGAACTGCTTCTTGCTGCGCAGGTAATACCCTGCACCAACGCCAACTACCAACGCCAAGCCAACTGCCCACACGCTACCGATGAAGGAACTTAGGTCTGCGAGAATCATGGTGTCTCCTTTACAGCCCGAGCGTTTTTAAACGCCGCATTGAAAAATGGATCAGAGGCTCTTCGGGCTGCTATAAATTCGCGAGCGTTCTCTGGTTTATCAGGGTCAAGCATATTTGCCGCTAACTCCGCCTCTTGCCGAGGCTTACGTGGAATCCAACCAATCGCAATTCTGATAGCAGTACCAAACCCTGTCTGGAACAGAATGATCACTACTGCTATCGCAACTACCGCTACTGCTATCCAACCTGCCAGTGCCATCCAAGGCGGGGTACGGTCTTCCACGCCCGGCAACTCCGCGTGGATGCCTGCCGCCAGACCGTCAATCCGGGTCGCGCCTGCGACCACCACCGTGTCACCTGTCGCCTGCCCATGATCCATGAGCAGTTGCGCCTCCGTCCGAATCTCGTTGCTGCTGGCACTGATACGGGCTACTGGGGAGCAGCCTGACAGCACCAGCGCAGCAACGAGCAGGCACTTCAAGGGCGCGACTCCATGCGCTCCAGCCGCTTCTCAACCTGCGAGACGCGCTCGCCGATCACACGGATCTGCGCGTTCGCGTCCGCGTTGCGGTCCTTGATGAGATTGATGTCAGACGCAATGCTTTCTAGCAAGTGTTGCTGATGCTCGTCAGATTGCAAGCGTCTGCCGACATAAACCACCGACCCAAGAATGAGGATGACAGTCAGAGTCAACTGGGCTTTTTCCAGATTGAACAGTTTGGTAGTGGATTCGGGACTCATGTATTTAATTGCAAACTAAAGGCGAGAGGTTTGGTTTATGCGCTTGCAAGAAGTTTAGATGCCATTGTTTGTGTGACAGCAAAGTACGAATCTTCCTTGGTAGTGATGGTGGTTCCAGACGCAGTCCCGCTTGAATTTAAATGAGCATTTCCACCAGAGTCATACATATTGTATTTGCTCATAATGACGGATGAATAGAAACTTGCAATGTCAATGACGCACAAGTTGTATGTGCTTCCATTGGCGGTTGCGTATGCATTTGCTGCGTTGCTAATTGCAGTTCGCGTTGAATCAAATGGAGTTCCGCTAGAAGTAACGGGATGGGAAACCGTAAACAAGAAACTGATGTTGTTTACATCGCCACCGCCAGCAACCCACTTTGTCCTAAACAAGTCAATGAGAGTCTGAGAATTATTCGTCCAAGTGGTTGCATCTTCTACCGTGTTAATTCCGAGGTTCATAAAGACCATTGCGCGACCAGTACCACCACACTCAACTTGACGCTGTCTGATTTCCTTTAGATACGCGTCAACAAGTTTTCCTGCGCCCGTAATTTTTGAGACAGTCAACGCACTATTCAAGCCACCAAATCCATTCAACAACGAAACCGAATAGCCCTTCTGTCCAAGTTTCACAACGCTGTTCCATAGCGAAGCAAACGGACCTGTGGTACTTGCCACTCCGGTAGCGTTGCCGTCCCAACTGCAATGAAGGATTTTTTGCCCTAGCCCGGTGCTAAACGTGACCGCTGGGATTTGCCATTGATATGTGTTGTAGCCAACTGTGCCAGTATTAGTAAGCGTAAATGCACTGTCTTGTGCTGCAAGCGCGGTGCTATTGCTCCAAATTGCACGCGGCTTGAATTGACCAGAACCCGCTGCGAACGTGCCGTACACGATGCGGTAGGCAAGTGATACACCTGCACCCGCACCATCAGTACCAAATACCAATTCAGATCCCCAAGACGTAGCAGTGGACGTTTCACTACTGTTAAACGTAGACACTTGCACGCTGCTTTGACCAAACGTACCAAGGAACGTACCAGCAGTTTCTACAACGATTGGATTTGCACCATACGCCAAAGGGAACATCATGAAATTGGTGTTCTTGTCGTTTTGATCCCACCCCGTAACGGTCATGCCTAAGTAATTTGTAAGCGCAAGAATATTTGCATCTGCCTGCGATGTAGCAAGCATCTTTCCCGTGCCTGTAGTCCCTGCAATTCCTGCGGCTGTACTGCTTGCACCAATTCCAAGACCAGCAGAGTCGCGCAAGATTCCCGCCGTGGCTGTTGGTGCGCCAACATTGGTCATTCCTCCACAGAACAACGGAGTAGCGTAAACAGGAACGCGCAAGGTGGTATTAAATACACGATGCCATGCATTGTTGTAGCCGCCACTTCCGGGGAATGTGGCGTTACTGTCGCCGATGACAATGACATCAAGCGAATCGGTTCCCGCTACTGCATCACGAAGCATTTGACCAGCGCGGCGTGATCCGTAGAAACCGGGAGTAGAAGTTGCCGTATTAAACGAATACTCTGTTGGAATATAAACACGCTTCAGTGCTGTTCCATCAGCAACCGCTGCATCGTCCATCAAAGTGACTGAGTATTCAGATGTGCTGACCGCGTTTGACAACACGCCAGCAGTCACTGAAACGCCGAGAAGCGTCCCTGAACCAACGGTAGCGGTTACCAATACCTTTGCGTTGCAAATGCCGCCAAACTGCACCGCTACCTCGCGACCGTTTCCGCCTGCGCCAGTCATTAGACCCGTGACTACGCCAAGATATCCAGTGTTTCCACTTTCAAGCGTAGTTGCCTTGCGAACGCAATTGAATACATACGATGTACTTGCAGCCTGTTCTGGATTAACAACCGCGCCAGCGTGGATAAACGAGGTGATGACAAGATCGCCAATAGCGAGCGTTCCGCCAGACTTGTTTACGCAGGTAACAGTTGTTCCTACTGGTTGTACGCCAAGACGATTTTGAATCGGTGCAAATGTCATAGTCAAGATCCCGTATAAGTTTGAAGTTCAATGTCTGAAAGAAGGCGTGGATAGAACACCACGGAATGGACACCGTTATTGAGGTGACCTTCAAAGTCGCCAATTGCCGTAATCGAGTCAGTACCAATATTCATCCACCCAATAGTGGATGGGCTGACATTAGATGTACCACTCGTTACCGTCCCACCATTCGTACACATCCGGATCGCAGCGTTAGACGATCCACTAATAGTGAACGCTGTGGCATTCAATGCACTTGTCAGTGACGTTGCTGTGATTGATCCAGTTGTCCAAAGCAAACTGCTAGTAGCCGAACCATTCGCGTGTTTCAAGTGAAGGTGTTTAGTTGCCGCTACGTCAAACGAAAGCACTGACCGATCTCCAGCACCAACCGATCCACGGAAGTACTTGACAACAAACGTACCGGGTTGTCTGAACCATGAAGTGAAATTCGTTCCACTCATCGTCAGTCGATCATCACCACGCGTATCCGGGTTTAGTGTGACGGGAACATATGAAGAGGCAACTGTTCCGTCTTCTAGTTGTGCGCCCCAGATTTCTACTGAGTTACCGCTGTCAACAATCCGAAACGCAATCTGTTGTTGAGTCGCCGTTGTTAGTCCCTGATATCGAACCCATTCGCTAGTAATGGTGACTGTTGACCACGATGGCGTAGTAATTGCAGTTGAGATTTGAAATGCGCCAGACCCACTTACGCGCCTAATCCATGCCGACCAAACACGCTGCGTATTTGGCGCGGACGTAGAAAGACCATGCGTAATGGTTGCATTCCCAGCACTCGCAGTAAAGCGAACGGCGTTGGTGGTTCCGTCCGGCGAGACTTGACCAGTGGCTCTGGTGATACTTACATCAGTCCATTGAAAGTCTCCGCCAACGGTAGAGAATGTTTGACTGTGCGTGAGCCGATTGGTAACAGCGGCTTCAATGAGCACACCCTTCGATGTCATTACGCCGCCAATCGATTCAAAGGTGAATCGAGGTTCTCCACTACTGACGTACCCAACCAAACCATTTGACCGAATGAAAGTTGCTGCACCAGCACGGGCAAAAGTTAAGCCATAGGCGGAAAGATTAACCTTTCCGCCCATCGTGCTGAAATCAAACTTCCTTGTGCCAACCGTTTGACCATCAAGAGACAGCGTTCGATTGCGTTCTTGGCGCAATGTCGGAGGAGCAATAGACCATGTTCGATTTGATGACATCATTTAGATAAACGAAACGAGTGCGTTAGCAGCCGCTGCGGTTCCAGTGAAATACAACTCAACAAGTTCGCTGCCACACGTATCAACAATGATGAATCCAGAAGGGCAACTTGTCGTTCCATCAAATTTCTTATAGTCTCCAGCACCACTTGCTGAGAAACTATTGCCCGGATAAAGGCTGTTAATTTGACCGCTTGTTGCAACGGTTGCTGTCGTTTGCGCAAGATTAGTAGGGATCCACGTGCTGAGTGTCTTTGAGAACGACCAGCCAATGACATTGACAACAATTGCTCCGCCGCTCGTTGCGTAAAGCGGACACACCTTGATGTAGTTCATTGCCAAACCAACAACAATTGATCCGCCCGAAGTAACAGGTCGAGTAGTTGTTGCAACTCTTGCAGTCAACGAACCAGTAGCAACAACCGTAATGTTAGTTGGTGACGCAAGTTCCATTGCATCTGGAATTGTTTCAAGTGCGGTAACAGTTCCGGATCGTCCTGATAGGTCTACTGACATGGCGTTTCCTTATGATGGATTTGGGACAGTGTTCGTCATAACGAACCCGCCGTTGTTTCGATAGTTGTTTGTCCAAACGTTTGGTCGCAACTGTCCAAAGTGGGCTTGCAGCATTCCGTCCTTACGCTGCGCAGTACCAAAGAGTGTCCCAGCCTCAATCTCTGCAAGACGCTGAGACTGTTGCCCATCTTCATACGACTCAGTGATCGCACGGACGTAGAGAACGAGCAAAGCCTCAAGATAAAGTGGGATTGAGATAACATCCGTGGGCAGGTTTGCAGTCGATACGCGCTGCCAGCCAGTGCGATACGTGATCTTGATCTTGTTTGCTTCGTTACTTTCAGGAGTTGGATAGATTTGCAACTGATACGACTGTGTAGGCGCAGCATTCGTAGGCACAACAGCCTTCACGTACCCTCGCGTACCGTAACTGTCGAAGTCAGACGAACGACTGTTCTCTATTTCGTCCTGATTAGTGATTAAGAGCGGCAGTGTTCCACACCACGCGGCAATGAGTTCAGAAAAGTCAGCAGGCAACACCACATAGGGCAGGGCTGCAACCGTTGACAGCATTGCGGTGGCTTGCCTAAACGTCCACTGGTAGCCAAACAGATGCTCACCAGCCTGATTGATGATCTCAGCCTGTCGTTCTGCGACAGTCTGACCAGCGGCAGTCGATGGGCGACCACCAATGGCAAGCAATACATGGTTCGTCAGGTCTTTGTAGTAAAGCATTGAAATCCACTGGACGGGTTTCCCCGTCCAGTGGTGTGGGTTTAATCAATCATCAAGGCGTAGCAATACGGAACCAATACTGGAGCGGAACAAACACGCGAGCAAGAATGGTGGAAGTTCCGGTCGTGTCTTGCATCAGAACAGCACCACCAACGGTAGCGGCTGTAGCACCACCACCGTCAACAAATGTTGCACCAGCATCACTTGGAGTCAAAATCGTTCCCGGAACGAGAGTGGTAGATGGCGTTACTTTCGCAGTAACAATTCCACCAAACTGCACGGTCACGATTGAGCCAGCAGCACCACTGGTTCCATTGAGATCAGTAACAACCCCAATATAACCATTGTTGTTTGTCAAATTGCCGTCAGCAGGAGCAACGCAGTTGAACACATACAGAGGGTCATAGCCCAAACTTGGATCGAGAACAGGAGTACTGTGAAGAAATGAAGTGACAACAACATCACCAACTGCAAGTGTTGCCACGCGAGCAACACACTTTGTGATGTATGGCGCGGGGTGTGCGCCGAGAGGACCAGCCGAGGGGGTAAAAATCATGTGATTTCCTTTGTGAGAGAAGGGGGTGGGATGACCCACCCCCCATTTGTGTTAGACAGCAATAGGGGCAACGATTCCGTGACGCTGACGGCTGTTGCAGAACACGTTCCACCAGCAGTCAACAGGCTGAACCCAAGTGAACGGCTGATTTGGGTGACGCATCACATCATGCTTCTTCATGTAGCGAGTCGAGTGATAGATAGGAGTGACGTACTGACCGTTAACGAACCAGAATCGAGCACCCTTATCGATGGTGTTCAATGCAAATTCGCTTCCGGTAGCAACAACCGTATCTCCGTTACGACCAGCCAAATCATCATTAACTGACGATCCAGAAGCAACAGCAGGATAAATTGCAGCACTGTCCATGTTGGCGCAGTATTCAACCGGAATACCACTGTACGTTGGCGTGTTGTAAGCAGAATCCTGTGCGCTTACGAGCATATCGTTCGATGCACGAAGTGATCGCTTGTAGAGATTGATGCCTTCCTTTGAGCACAGAATCATTTGACGATTGAACTGTGTTTCCTCAAAGTACTGACGCTGCGTCAAAGGAGCCTTGAACTGCACCTTCTGATACATATCGTCAAATGCGCCAAATAGGCTGTACACATTGCGAGCAATTGATGCATTTGCATTGTGACCAGTGTAATCACCAGCATTCTTTGTAGTAGGAACATCATTTGCAGTTCCGGTCCGCTTGTAGAACGAAACCTGATTCGTCCAACGTGGATCATTCACTGGGTTAATACCAAGGATGTTCGTCCAACCAGCCGGAACGCCGCCACGCTCACCAAAGGTAAGATCCGAGTTAACGGTTTCGGTGATGAATGCAGGAAGCGAGTACGGCTCCTTGCCACCAGTTTCCATGTTGCCATAGTTACCGAAGGTGGTTGCCCACAGGTCGTTCTCCATGCCGTTGAGCATGGAAGTCCACATACGCATTTCCTTGATGCGCTTCACGCGCTTGTACATGACCTTGGCATCGCCTTCGTTCAGTTCGATTTCCTGATCGGTCCACGACATATGGTCCATGCTGAAACGCCAAGGAGCGGTCAGCGTGTCGGTTACCTGTGGGTTGCGCCAAGTGAACACATCATTCGGCTCATACTTCTGGTAGGTGGACGAATCGTCAAAGACGATGACATCCTTGATGGAAGTACCACCCTGAACAGTTGTTTCGTTCGCCTTCTCCTTGAGGAGACGCGAGAGAACGTAGTTGTTCTTGACGGCTTCGTTGATAACGGCATCGGCACTCTTCAGATATGAAGGTCCGGTTGACTGCATAAAGTCATTGAATTGTGTAATTGAAGGCATGAGCCTATTCCTTTAACGTTTGGTGCGAGACGAACGATTGTGCGTCCCAGAAATGATTTGATCAAGAACATCATCATCAGCATCGCGAACAGGAGCCTTCACAGGCGGACTTGACGCACGTGGCGCGGTTGGCTGTGAGTTCTTGATCGATGGTGCAGACTTTGTGGTTCCAACTAGTTCCGTGTAGGCGGCTCGCGTGAGTTCATCAATGCTCGCGTACCCACCCGGCTTTGCCGCACCCATTGCAGACATCTTCGCTACGACTACGTCAAAGGTTGGAGCCTTCGCCCCGTACTGAACACGTATCGAAGCATCCGATGCACGGGCTTCGGCAAGCAGCATTCTTTCCTGCATCTGCTGCTGTTGCATCTGAAAGGCTGAACGGACTGGCGCAACAACGTCTTCGCCATACATTTCCGCCATTTGCTCAAACGGATCAGCCGCTACTGGAGCCGCATTCGTAGGCTTGTTAGCCTCGACAGCCGCATCCGCTGGTGACTTCCCTTGAGCAAGTTGCTCCTCCATCTGCTTCACTCGACCGCCGTATGAATCGACATCCTTCTGTCGCTTCTCAGCCTTTGCAGCCCATTCGGCTAACACAGCATCGGAAGCAGAAGAAATGATTGCATCCGGTACGCCATCCCGTTTAAGGATCTTGGCGACCACTTCACGGTCAAAGGCGGGTGTGGATGGTTCAGACTCAGTAGCAGGTGCAGACGAATCTACATCGGCTTCATCATCATCGGATTCCACACTTCCAAGCAATTGATCAAGTATCGAATCATCGTCATCTGGTTGTGATGAGTCAACTTCGATACCAGTGTCTTGCTCCGTTGCCCCGCTGGGCAGCGTTTCGACATCAATGGGTTCAGCAGTGCTGTCCATAGTTAGTCCTCTGCTCGTACATAGCCGTGCTCAGACGCAACATTGCGTTCGTGCTTACGGCTTGAGATGATTGGGTGACCCTTGGCATCACACCGCACACCGGGCATATTGCGCGGCAATGTGTGGCTGACATAGGGGTATGTGCCTGTAGTGAAGTTAGGCGACAGTTGCGCACTGCTTAGAATGCGTGTCAACGTGCCGCGTTCCGGATGCTGCACCACTGCGCCAACCGAAGGGACAGTGGACATGGGGTAATAAACCTCCACAACTTGCCCTGCTTGATTGGTAAATTCGTAGTTCGGCATTACATCCTCGAAGCAGCCGCTGCAATTGCGCCTTGTGATCGCGCCGATATTGCAGGTTGCTCGCCAGTAGGAGACGGGGAAGGAGGACTTTGTGGAACACCCCCTACCCCCCCTTGTGGTGCTTGCTGTGGTTGGGTTGCTTGTTTCAGGATCGACTCGTCAATGAAGTCAGCCATCTGCGGGACGTTCTGGGCATCGCCAAGGAAGGACATCAGGTCGCGCCAGCGGATCCACGGCATGGCTGGCATTGCCTGCGCAGCCTGAGTTACAACCGTAAATGTCTCCACAGCACGCTTTTGCGCCAGCATTTCGCTGGTTCGCTCCATTGAATAGGAATCCACATCGATCTGCATATCTTCCCAAGCACCCACCTTCAGACCGCCTTGGAAGATCGGATCCTCCATCGGCAGACCCTTGGTGTCCTCGCCGCCGACTGGGATGATGATGCGCTGGTCGTGCCAGAGATACCACCCGACATTGCGCATGATCGTGTCTACCGACTCTTGGAACCCGCGCTTGAGGTGGGCAATGCGCATCGTGGAGGCACTTTCAGCAACCGCCACCTCAGTAGCCGATGCTCCACCTGAGATGTTCCCGCGCATCGCATCGGACATCCCCAGTGCTCGATCCAAACGCTCCTTGGCGGTTTCGACCGACTGGATATGTTGATTTGTAGTGCCACCAACTTCGATGGGGATAATGCTTTGCGCCGTGATTCCTGCTTCTGCAAAGACGTAAAGATCCGGCGCACTGACAATGTCTTGTAGCAACTTGGGGTTCTTGGCATCGCCGACCAGAATTCTCTTGTACCGCTTCGTGTTCTCTTGCTGACGGACAGCAAGTTCGTTCGCGTAGTTGATCTGATCGCGGCAAGCCACAATCGGACTCAGCGGGTATGGGTCATTGGGAACAGTGAACGCCCCGAACATGATGTACGGACCATTCGGAGCACCATAGTAGGGGCGCGGAGCGCGGACGTATTCGTATCGTGGTGCTGGTGCGCCAGAGTTGCCCTGATACTTGGCAATGGTGTAGATCGTCCCATTGAACAATGCCTGATCAGTTGCCTCATCGATCAGTTCGGCAGCAGCCTCATCCAACTCTGGAACCCACACCTCGTAGATGGCGAGTTCCCAACGCTCTGGAATGTCACGATAGTCACGTAATTCGTCAACACCGTTGTTGCAGGCGAGGCTTTCAATGACCTCCTTGTTCCAAGTCGCATCGATCTCAGCCAAGCGCAACAGGTCTTCCTTGTCACTGATCCACACGTGACCCATGAAGCGAGCCTCTTCCCAGTGCTGCGCTGCCGGATCAATGAAGAACCGCTCTGGATCAATGCGGTACAGGCGTGGCAGATATGGACCGTCAGCATCCCACTTGCGCTCCGCCCCCTTTGGCTCGTTGACAACCATGCCAACTCCCCAGCCCAACAACATATCGGTGGCAATGCGCTCCAACGTCCCGCGCACCCGGGTCATCTTCGACCAACGATTGATACCAGCCTTCATCGCTACGCAGGCTGTCTTCTGAATGCCCGGGCGCGAACTGGTCACTCGCACCTTCGGGTTGTCATGCACGATGCGGGGGAGCACCATCGAAATATACGCATGGACTGCGTTCTCCGGCTGCTCCGTCCCCCGACCGCTTCGGTACGCCGCACCTGAGAACGCCTCGCGGAGTTCCTTCGGGGTTTCCATGTGCTCATTGCGAAAGTATTCCGCCCGTTCGATCTCATCACGAATGGCGTTGATATTACTAAAGTCAATCACGTGGATACCTTCTGCTTGGCTTTACCTTCTAATTCAATCGCTGCCAACTTCGCCTTCATATTTGAAAGCGTGTTCTCCAGCGAAGACAATCGATTCACAAGAATCGCAATCGATGAGTTGTCAAATCCCTTGGCTTGAGTCAGACCATGATCTTCCAATTGCTTGGCGACCTTCTCACCTTCAATGGGGTCGAGGTCTAACTTCAATCCACTGGACAGCATGACACGCATACGACCACCAAGATCGTCAATCTGTAGTACCTCGTCAGCGTGATACCACGTGGCACGAATCTTGATGAATCGATGTCCAAGCATTTAGTAACCCTTCGTCTTCGTGACCTTCTTACCAGTCTTCTTTGCCGCAACTGCCGCAGCAGCCTTCCCCTTGGCGGTGTATGGGAACGTCTTCTTTCCTACCTTCGGCATTTCACATTCCTCCCTTACGCATTGCGCCCATCTTCATACCCATGCTCTGCTTCTTCGCAGCAGCCTTCTTCATCATTGGCGACTTCGACATCGCCTTCTTTACTGGCTTCTTCATTTACTCTTCTTCTTCCAGCCGCTCTTCATGGCGGCAAATGACTTCGCGCTGACAGTAGATGCAGACTTGGGGCGCGAGATCCCAAGACGTTTACGTTTATTGATGTTTCCAACCAATGAGTTCTTTGCCATTAGCAGCCCCATCGCTTTCTCGCAGCCTTGCCGCGATCACCCGTCCATGAACTACTCCGTGCGCAGAACGATTTGTGGCGCGGGTTGTCCTTGTCCTTTGTGGGAGCCTTGAGATTGCTGCCCGTTGCAGCGTTCGTCTTCGCTCGACCCTTGGCAGTTAAGCCAGCACCTTGAGACACGGGCAACTTCTCGCCGCGACCCACCGACAGGTTTGGACTCTTCTTCTTCGCCACTCAGTTCTCCTCTGGGAGGAACGCCCAGATCGGGGTCATCTCACCAACATAGGCGTTGATGATGTTGTGCTCCATGTACTCATACGCCTCATCTTCATCCATGCCCTGATCGTTGATCAAGACCTGAACGATACGGGCTACGTCATACACCACCCGGTACTTCCCTGTCAGCGAATCACGCGAAATAGCAATAATCGCATCGTCCAGTCCATCTGCGAACATCGCCTCTTCGTCATTGTCCTTGACCCAGTTACGTACTTTGTCGCCGTTTGCAATCATCATCGGTTGACCTCCCAGTGTTTGAGCAAATCCCCTGCTGTTCCCGGAGCGTAAGTCTTCTGGTCGTACTGCGGAACAGGTGCGTCCGACATCGCCATCCACGCCAACGCCAACGCAATCACTCTATCCCCGTGATTCTCCCGCGCCCCCGTGCTCTCATCCCGCAACCGACCCGCCACCACCCGACCATTACTATCCAGCACGTAAGCCAACATCTCGTCCATCGTCCCCGTGCATGGCACAATCATCTCGCCCTGCTGCACTGACCGACTTAAATTGCCCAGCAGCAAGCGTTTATTTTGCTCAGTGCTCAACCAGCCCACTCGTTCGGTCGCGCCGTGGTTGGTCATACCCTCCCTCCGCTGCTTCCATACCCGATGGAACCGCTGTGCCTCAAAGTCTCTCTGCATACTTTGACCCGGACCATTCACTTCCCAAGCCACAACCGCCTCTTTGAACGCGCCACGGCACACACCCACCACCTCAGCAGCCAGATCTGCCGGGGTAATCGTGGCATCCACCATGCTCGCGACCATCCGCTTCTCCTCCGCATCAATCACACACACCGCACTCGCATGGTTACCCGTCCCGTATGCCGGGTCAACGCCCACTGAGTAACTGCCCAACGGCTCCAAGTCACCCCACAACCGCCACCTCCCCGTTGGACTATCGACAAACTGACCACCCACCCAGTTCGCCCTCCTTGGCTCCGACCCGAACTCGCGCCTGTGCTGTGTAACCGACACACTGGGGAAGAACGCAGCACCTGCACCCATCGCCTCAGCGAACACGTTCTGTGCTAAGTCAACCTTGTCACGCTTGCGCAACTGGTCAGCCAACCAAGGAGTCCACACATACGTCCCACCACTCACGCCCGTCACCACGCCCGACTGATCCACCCGGTACTCCGCGCCCACACCCTTCTCTGGGTGTTGCCAATACAACATCTCCAACAAAATCGGCTCGCCCGTACTCCGCGCCTCAGCCACCAACTTGTCGTACCGCGTACCAAATCCAATGGGTGTTGACAAAGCAACTCGACATGATGTCGTATCCGAAGCAGATCGCCACGCAGCCTCGTCATCGTCCAGCGCAGCGAACTCATCGAACAGCACAAACGTGCGCCGACCACCTCGACCAATGTGCGCTCCACTCGCCTGACCCGCAATCGTTGCCCCGCTCACCGGATGGCGCAACACCATGTGCTGCCTGTACTGACCGCCCTTCTTCAACAGATCCATGTGACATGGCAACAACCACGCAGGCTGGCTCTGCAACAGATAGTCAACCTTCCAGAACAGACTGTCCGGATCGCCCGACCGATCAACGCCGTCCTCCACGCGACTCACCAACAAACTCTGCCACCCATGAAACAACCAACCCCATGTTGCCAAAGACACAACCAACCATGATGCGCCCATGTCACGGCTCTTCCGTATCACAACGTCACGACCGTCCTTGACCGAAGCAGCAAGTTTCCGAACAGCAGATACCTGAATGTCCCAAGGGATAAACGGCACATCGCGCACCACCGCCGGGCGTTCCCGTCCGTCAACCCCAGTCTCCTTCACGCGATACGTCCAACCCGTAAGTGCCAACCACGCAGCAGGATCAGATGCAAACAATGCCCGGAGATCGCAACGCTCCTTAGCAGTCGCGTTGCTGGTCACCCATTGGCGTGTTGACAAAAGGACAGCAGGATCTGTAGACCATGAGATGAGGTTGGGAGAGGCAGGCGTTGAGAAAGGGGTATCTGACAGTTGCGAGCCCCCGGGGGATCCGCGTGAGGGAGCCACCCCCCCCACCCCGGGTGCACCCGCCGCCCCCCCACCCCCCGCCGCCTTGCTGCCCTTGCGCCGCGCTGCCCCCGCCTTGCGCTTGCCCTTGTCCTTCGCCGCTTGCGCCATGCGCTTCGCCTCCAGTCGCTTCGCCTCGCGCTTCGCTTCGACCTGCTCCGCGATCTCCGCCGCGTTGGGCGCACCGCCCGGATGCGCTGCGTTCCACGCAGCGAGCGCAGAGCCGCCCTGCGCCCTCGCTAGGTCGCGAGCCGCGCACCAAGCGTCTGTGGTTCCCCGCGC